CACTACTAACCCGCTTTATACCACTACTGTACTTGTAAACAATACAACCGACATAAACGGCGCTGTGGGCGATATTGGAACACAGAGCATTACATTTACCTGTAACTCACCTATCGTTATCACAACAACACCGTAAACTAAACAAAGGGGCAAACAATGGCAAAACTTAAAATAACAAGGGCAGACGGCAGCGTAACCGAGCATAAGATTACGCCCCGTATTGAGTATGCCTTTGAACTTATGGCAAAGAAAGGTTTTCATAAAGCCTTTAGAGATGATGAAAAGCAAAGTGATGTTTACTGGCTTGCTTGGGAGTGTTTACGCACTAGCGGGGAAGTAGTAAAACCGTTTGGGGCAGATTTTCTAGAAACCTTAGCTAAAGTTGAGGTACTAGATGATGACCCTTTGGAATAGTGGGGCGCGGTAGCTTTGGCTATCTAATCGCACAAATAGCGATAGAAACCGGCATAGCGCCCCAGTATTTATTAGACTTAGATGATGTAATGTTTAAGAATATATTAAAAGTTTTAACAGACAAAGCTAAGGCGGTGCAAGATGCCAACAGAGTTAAGCGGCGCTATTGAAGCGCGCAAGGCATTACGCAAGTTTACGCCGGACTTATCTAAAGAATTGCAAAAAGAAATGGCAGCGCTATTAAAGCCTATAGTTACAGTTGCCCGCGGTTTTATACCTGCTAATGTTTTAAGCGGTTGGAGTAAGGCAGAGGCTAGCGATACCAACTATAGACAATTTCCTAGATTTGATGCAGCTGCCGCTAAAAGAGGTATAGGTTATAGGACAGCGCCTAGTAAAGTTAATAGGAGCGGGTTTAGAGCTTTAGCCCGTATAGCTAACGTTAGCGCGGCAGGTACTATTTATGAAACCGCCGGGCGACTTAATCCACAGGGCAGACCTCAAGGACCTATGGTAGACCGTTACTTAAATGGTGTTTATGATAAAACAAGACATACCGGTAAACAATACTCACAAAGCTTAAACCCTAACGCGGGTAAACAGTTTATAGATGCCATAGATGCCACAGGTCAAATAGTAGATGCTAATAACCAAACAGGTGCAGGGCGTAGGTCTAGAAAAATGAGAGGCCGCGCTATCTATAGAGCGTGGGCTGAGGACGGCGGCAAAACTAATGCAGCTGTAATTAAAGCTATAGAAAAAACTAAGATTATATTTAATAATAATTTTAAGGCGGCGGCATAATGGCTGTAGACCCACAAGTAGTAGTAAATATAGCCTCTGAGTTCACAGGTAAAAAAGCGTTTAAGCAAGCCGAAACGGCGACTACTAAATTAGAAAAAGGCGTAAAAAGTCTAGCTAAATCGTTTGGCTTAGCCTTTAGCGTAGGCGCTGTAGTGCAGTTTGCCCGGGTATCTATTAAGGCATTTAATGACCAACAAAAAGAAATAACGCAACTAAAAGGCGCATTAGATAGCTTAAATGAGGGTTTTAGATTTACAGAGGTAGACCAATTTTTAGAAAAAATGGAAGATGTAACAAAGGTAGGCGGCGATAAATTAGTACCTGCGTTTAGTCAATTAGCTAGAGTTACTGAAGACGTAGACAAAGCGCAAAAACTATTAGGTATATCTTTAGATATATCAGCCGGTACAGGTAGAGATTTAACTAGCGTTACGGCAGCTATTAGCAGGGCTATGTCTGGAAATACAGCGGCGCTAGGTAAATTAAATGTAGGTTTAGATAAAAACTTATTAGCTTACGGTGAGTTAGACGATATTTTAGATATTTTAGAGGGCAAGTTTAAGGGCTCAGCGGCTAGGGCTGTAGATACGTTTGAAGGCCGTATGAAAACTTTAACTATAGAAAGTGATAGAGCTAAAGAAACTATAGGGGCGGGCCTAGTAGATGCTATAACTATTTTAGGCGGCACTAATGGTATAGATACAGCTGCCGACAGTATGAAGCGGCTTAGTGATGAAACTGCTAACGCGCTTAGAGGGTTGGCTTTATTAGTAAAACAAGTAGGTATAGAAACCCCAGAGGGCGGGTTTGGCTTAGCTAATCTGGCAACTGCCATACCTGTAGCAGGTACTTATATTGCACCTTTAATAGATAAACTAATAAAAAAAGGTGAGTTAGAGGTAGCACAACGCGCGGCATTAGGCGGGCGTATTTTAGACCCTGTTAAAGAAATAGCAGCTGCTAAAAACCGTGCAAAGATACAGGCAGCATTAGATAAAGGTAACGTAAAGGCTTTAGCAGTAGATAAAAAGAAAACTGCCGAGCAAGCAAAACAATTAAAATTAAAAAAAGACCAACTAGCCTTAGATAAAGCTGCCCTAGCACTTGGCAAGGGTGAAGATGTTTTTGATTTAGATAAGATACAAATACAAGCCGCTATATTAAGTAAACAAGATGAAATAAACAGGCTAGGTACAGCTGCTACAGACCAGCAAAAACTACAATTAGCCAATGAGGCACAGCGCCTAACAGTAAAACAGTTAATGCTAGACTTGGAAGATGCTATAGCAGATAAAGACGTAAAACGTGCTACTACGTTATCTGAGCAATTAAATAAAGAGCTAGCTATATTAGCTACTTTGCAAAATCAAACTTATAAATTAACAGATATAGATAAGATTTTAGATAGTTTTGTAGCTAAAGATTTAATAAACCTAAAAAACCTAGATGATGCTATAGCTAAACTTATGGCTATTATGGGTATGCGTTTTAATTTTCTAAGCCCGATTATACCTAGTACAAGAAATGTTAATGATAGCATTTTAGATGAAGATATATCTAGCCGTTATAAATCAGGTGACCCAGATGCTATTAGAGCTGTAGAGGCCCACGCAGACGCTCTTAGTGCCTTGGCTGAGTCAGAATTAGCGTTAGCAGATGCGCTTTTTGCTGAAAGTGAGCGCGCATTAAATATAGCTACAGCAAGCCTAAGCCCTAGCGTGGCAACTAGCTCTAGAGGCTTTGACCCTGCCGCGTTCCGTATGGCAGATAACATAACGGTAAACGTAAATGCAGGTGTAGTAGGTAGTGAGGACACAATAAGCCTAGCTGTACAAAGAGCTATATTAGATTTAGAGCGTAAGGGCGACCCGTTGCGTTACACCGGTGGGCTATGACCCTGCCAATTATAAACGCTGTAATTAACTTTAGTACTGGCCCTAGTTTTGCTCAGGCTATGATTTTAGACCAGGGTATATTAGATACTAACGTGCTATCTGATAGCGTTGCAGTAATTGTAGATGTATCGGACGTAGTGGACTCAATACAAACTAATAGAGGCCGTAACCCACAGGCTGACCAATTCCAAACAGGTACATTAACTTTAAGAATAGTAGACCAAAACGGCGATTTTAACCCTCAAAACCCTAGCGGGCCTTATTTTGGCTTGCTTGACCCTATGCGTAAGGTAGCTATATCAGCTACTTATAACAGCGTTACTTACCCTATATTTAGCGGCTTTATTACTAGCTATAACACTACTACGCCTAAAAATGCGTTAGACGTTGTTTATACCACAATAACGGCGGTAGATGCGTTTAGACTTGCCCAAAATGCACAAATAGCTACAGTAACAGGGGCTACCGCGGGCGACCTATCCGGCACACGCATTAACCAAATATTAGACCAAATAGGCTGGCCTAGCTCTATGCGTGATGTAGATACAGGGCTAACTACGCTACAGGCAGACCCCGGCACGGCCCGTACCAGCCTTGCAGCTATGCAGACAGTTACCCTAAGTGAGTACGGGGCGCTATATGTAGATGCTACCGGTAGCTTTGTATTTCAAGATAGGCAAGTTACTACAGCTAGCATAGGCGGCACACCTACCGTGTTTAACGATAACGGCACAAATATAGGTTATTTTGATGCCGTATGGCGCTTAGATGATACGTTGGTATTTAACGCGGCTAGCATCACCCGTACAGGCGGTACTACACAGCTAGCGATAGACCAAGCTAGCATAGATAAGTATTTTACCCACAGCTATAACCAACAAAATCTACTAATGCAGACAGATGCAGCGGCCCTAGATTACGCCCAAGCCTATGTAGCTAGCCGTAAAGAAACCTCAATAAGATGTGATGCTATTACCCTAGATTTATACACAGATAACTATAATGCCGGCATAATCGCCGCCCTAGACCTAGATTTTTTTGACCCTATAACTATTACTACAAACCAGCCCGGGTCATCTACTTTAACTAAGACTTTACAGGTGTTTGGCGTAGCTATGGCAATTACGCCTAACAGCTGGAAAACGACACTAACCACACTAGAGCCGATAATAGACGGCTTTATACTAGACTCAAACCTATACGGGGTGCTAGACACCGGCGTATTGGCCTATTAGGGGGAACAATGGCAGCGGGCTTAGGATTTAAGACCTTTACTACAGGTGAGGTTTTAACAGCCGCGGACGTAAACGGCTATTTAATGCAAGGTGTATTAGTTTTTGCTACAGAGGCAGCGCGTAACAGCGCGATTACCTCACCGCAAGAAGGTCAATTTGCATTTACTAAAGATACTAACAGTTTATGGTATTACTCTGGTAGCGCTTGGGTAGCAAGCGGCGCAACAGGTGATATAGAGGGTGTTACAGCTGGTACAGGTATTAGCGGCGGCGGCACTAGCGGCACAGTAACTATTACTAATGATATGGCAACTACTATTACAGCTAGCGGCGATATTGTAGTAGGTACAGGCAGCGGCACTTATGATAATTTGCCTATTGGTAGCACGGGGCAGGTTTTAACAGCTGATACAACAGTAAGCCCATATAAAGTTAAGTGGGCTGCCGCTAGTAGCGGTGCTATGACTAAAATTACTACTGCAACTTTTTCCGCTTCAGGTGCAGCGGATATAGATAGTGTTTTTACCAGTAGTTA